CCTTGATGCTCTCAAGTTCACTCATTACTCTAAGCCCCCAAAAAACGAATGTGTTTTGTTTTTTTCCTTGTGAGGCAGCAAGATGCCCCCTCGGTATAATCTTCGTAAGCGCAAGAACTCTACGACATGGGTCAAGGACGAGACGTTGAACCCCGAGCCAGAGGACGACAGCAGCAGCGAGGAGGAGTACATGCCCGACGAAGAGGAAGAGGAAGAGGAGACCGAAGAGGAAGAGGAAGAGGAAGAGGAAGAGGAAGAGGAAGAGGATGAGGCACCCGTCATCTCACTGCCCAAGGGATCCAAGGTGTCTGTCAAGCTTCACCTCCACACCATCGTTGGCGGTAAGGGGAAGCTGGTGATTGGAGCTGACGAGTCTGAGGATGAGTCCGAGGACGAGTCTGACTCTGAGTCGGAGTCCGAGGACGAGTTCCTTGAGCATCTCAAGAAGAAGTACGGTGGGAAGAAGGGCCGTACGCGTGAGGAGGTTGAGTCACCGAGCATCGAGCTCAATGATGACGAGGAGGAGTACTACCTGGATCAGTCCAAGTCGAAGCGCCGTCGGCTCAATGAGCAGATGAAGAGAATCTCCGGTATGGTGAATGAGGGCGATATTCCCTACAAGTTCCGTGTCCTGGACATGGAGATTCCCGACTCATTGAAGGCGTCTGTGATCAAGAAGGTTGATATTCTCAACGAGATGGACAGCTCTGAAGGCTACAAGCTTCGTACGTGGGTCGACTCCTTCCTTCGTATCCCGTTTGGAAAGATGGTGCCTCTCCCCGTGAAGCTCTCGGACGGTGCAGAGCCATGTGCCAAGTTCCTCTCGAAGACTCGTGAGACGCTGGACAAGGCTGTCTACGGTATGCCCTCGGCCAAGACGCAGATCATGCAGACTCTGGCTCAGTGGATCTCGAATCCGGGCTCGGTCGGCAATGTGATCGCGCTCAAGGGTCCGATGGGCGTGGGAAAGACGTCCTTTGCCAAGAACGGTGTTGCACAGGTGCTCGGCCGCCCCTTTGAGTTCTTCTCACTGGGTGGTGCATCCGACTCGGCCAACTTTGTAGGACACTCCTTCACCTACGAGGGGTCTATGTGTGGCCGTATCGCAGACTCGCTGATGAATGCTCGGTGCATGAACCCGGTCCTGTACTTTGACGAGCTGGACAAGGTGTCCACCACCTCGCATGGTGACGAGATCGTGTCCATGCTCATCCACCTCACGGACCGGTCGCAGAACAGCCAGTTCCACGATCGCTACTTTGCGGGTGTGGACTTTGATCTCAGCCAGTGCCTGTTTGTGTTCTCGTTCAATGACGAGTCCAAGGTCCACCCGATCCTGAAGGACCGTATGCAGGTCATCAACTGCTCTGGGTACAACTGTGAGGATAAGAAGAACATTCTCACCAAGTACGTGTGGCCACAGATCCTGGACCGTATTCAGCTGACGGGTCAGTTGACCCTGACGGATGATGCGGTGAAGTACATGATCGAGGAGTTCAGTAAGGAGGAGGAGGGTGTTCGTAATCTGATTCGGTGTGTTGAGTCGTTGGTGACGCGCATCAATCTCCTTCGTATCGCAGACGAACAGACGGCCAAGGAGTATGTGTTCTACAAGAAGGTCACGCTCCCATGCACAATTGACGTGGAGACGGCTCGTCACATTCTCAAGGACACCGCGGCTCCCATGAACGAGTCTTGGCGTCAGCTCTACACCTGAATCCACTCCAAACTCGACACCGGGATCTCCATGCTGCGAGGATTGTCGTCCATCGTGGAAAAGATACACGTGAGTGTCGTGAAGGCGGGGTCAGGCATACAGCCAATACAATACTCAATCGTTTTTCCTTTGAACACAAAGGGACGACTGATGTACTTGGGAGCGTAGTGCTCACCCAGGCGCACAAACAAGTGGAAATACTTACGTGGCTGCACGTACTCAACCGTATGTACCAATGCCCACGTCTCGCCGGGGTACTGTAGAGGCTTGATGGCAACTGCTGAACCGCGGAAATGCTTGAAATACCACGGTGTCTTGTGCTCCCTGTGGAAGACCAACTCGTCATCTCTGATCACGCCCACCCGCAAGGGGTTCCATCCGTAGATGATGTCGTTGGTTCCGTTCACGGCTAACCAGTTTTTCTCGCAGTTCTGTTCACCTGGAGACTTCAGAATCCGAGGCTTCGAGTACACGCCCTGCACGGGGTCGTATTCGGACTGAAAAATGCGGATCTTGTCGGTGTACTCCCAGCTTGTAGCCGTGCAGCAGAGGGTTCCGGCTGCATTGGAGTAGACACGCACATCTTCCAGGCCCACGATGTGTGCACCCTCCTTCCGCTTCAGAGTGACAGAATCGTCTCGCATCTTTGTCGCCTCTCCCGTAGTGGGGTTGTAGGCGGCGTTCTGTGTGCGCACGATGCCACTCTCGCTTATCCCGCCGTCGTTCTTCATCAAGTAACTTCCGGTCTGAGGATTGATCGTGTAATTCACGAAGCGGACATTGTGCATGAGCTTCCCGTCCTTCATGAACAACGAGACAGACGTCGGGTGAAAATCTTCACCAAACACATCCCGATCAATCGGGTGGGCCTTGACAGGGTACGTAAGAGGCTCGATGTAGAACGGTATGTTGGTATACACATTGTCCTGGTGAGGACGGTCTTCCAGAAGGTACTTCGCGGACAGCTCAAGGCCGCGGCGACACTGGCCGATGTAGAACATGAGAATCGTGGCTTCGTACTGGAAAAGCCCGGTATACACATCCGTCTCCACAAAGAGGGCGTCGGTTGTCAGTGGAATCGTCAGGCCCACCTGCGTGTAGTGGTAGGCCTTGTGATGCTGGGATGTCTCGCGGAAGTGTTTCGCGAGTTGGTACACCGGCTCAGCGCGTGACGGGCGACGCTCGTGAGCCATCAGCATCCACTGCTCGAACTTTGGAATGTTCTTCAGCTCCTTCCACGATTTTCCGATCATGTAATGGCTGTACCACAGTTCCTCTTCCCATCCACCGATGGCGATGCGCTTCTTGTACATTGCAATGCACTCCTTCAGGCGCCCGAGTCCATTGTAGGTCTGAGCCAGGTAGAACATGTACCGCCCATTCTCGGGCTCGTCTTTCAGCCCCTGTTCAAGGAGCCTCGCATCGCGCTCGAACTTGTCTGCCTTGCATCCACCGTCATTGTGGTCATCGATATAGCAGACGTCAACTGGGAGGTGCTTCGTGGGTCCGTCCCAATACTCGTGCGTCACACCGCGGCATGACCACGCATACTCCATGCGAACCAGGCGGGTATTCGGATACTCGAGATGTCCGGCCTTTTGCACGATCGTATACCCTTCGTGGTCGAGCGCAGTTGTCTTGAGCTTCGCAGGAACAAACACCATATCCGCGTCGAGTAGGAGACCATATGTATCCTTCAGGTCCCAGCCGGTCTTCTTCAAGTAGGTCTGAGCGTTACGGAAACTGAGTGTGCGGTTGTGACCAAAGTCCTTCCACAGCTCACTCGTTAAACATCCGTCATGGGTCTTGAGAAACTCAGCTGCGATCTCACGCGAAGTATCCGTTGATCCTGTGTCACAGATGCAATACGCATCGACCACGTCCTTTACGGCTTCCAGACATCTCTTCAGGATCTTCTCTTCGTTCCGAATCATCAGTACAAGAACAAACTTCGGCATCCTGCGTCGGTTTAGTCAAACTCCTAGACTCGTCTCTAAACAAATGAGCACTGAGTTCGTAAAGTCAAGTCTCCGCGAGAACCTCACGCGGGTGCTCGTTCCTCATATCGCGGATGGTCTCTGGAGCATCTACGACAATGGCAAGACGGCGTGTGAGCGTAACGGTCAACCTGACCAGATCCTCAAGACATTCCAGAACCTGCTCACACAGATCCCCAAGTGGAGCCCGGAGACACTGAAGAAGGAGGTGGAACGCATCACGACAGCGTCGAAGTGCGAATATCTTGAGGATCTCCTGCTGGGCGTGTTCGTGAGTTACATTCGTGCATTTGCTGCGCTCCAGCAGACAGAGAAGGCTCAGGTGCAGATCGACTTCAAGCGCCCGTCTGTGGAGACGTTTGTTCACAACCTCTACAAGCAGTCCGCGCGTCTCTCGTGGTCATCTGCCTACCTGTTCAAGACAGTGGGTGTGACGTCTGAGCAACAGGCACGTAACCGCCGCGATATCGAGACGATGATTGGAGGTGCGATGAACGAGGTGATTGACAGCTTCATTCCCTGGAAGGATATCAGTGCCGCTTATTTCAAGAGCGACGCTGCAGAGGCCGCCCCCGAGGCACCGAAGGAGGAGATCCCTGCTCCGGTCGCCCCTGCTCCTGCCCTTGTAGAGACGCCTCCTGAGCCTCCCAAGGCCGTGCAGTTCGATGAAGAGTCCGACGATGACTCGGATGCGCCTCCCGCCATCTCCCTGGGCGAGGACGTCAAGCTCGACGATTCCGAGTTCGAAACTGACGATGACGACGACGAGTCCGTCAAGGTGACGGCAACCGAGACAGTGTCTCTGAACCTTTGATTCGTTTGAGCACAGGTATAAAAAAATAGAGTCCCCAATAAATGTCGGAGGTTTACACGTATGGCTTAATCATCGGTGCAGTCGTCGTGGTGGTGTTAGTCATGTACGTAATGGACCGTCGGGGCAAGGAGCAGCCGATCGACCCGGTTGACGCGGCCAAGGTGGTTGGTGGCGCCGGTGCCCTCACGGCTGGAGTGGTGTATGCGTTGGGTGGTGCGGATGCAGCGGAGCCAATGGTGACTGCGGTGCAGGATATGTTCACTGGGAAGCCCAGCTTCTGAGAAACTTTCTCAACTTCATACAAACAAAATGTGGATGTCTCTGTATGCCGCCGTTCTCTTCTTCGTTCTGACGCCGGGCGTCCTCCTGTCTCTGCCGCCGGGTGGCAGCCGCACCACGGTGGCCCTGACCCACGCGGTGGTCTTTGGCCTGGTGTGGACGCTGACGCACAAGATGGTGTGGCGCATGGTGGGCAAGTAGACACACTACTCTGAGATCACCAACACCTTCGTCGTAGGCGACGACGGCACGACATACTGATTGAACTTTGAAATCTCCTTCCTCGGAACTGCACTCTCCTTGAGATACCGCGTGATGGCCTTGTACAGGTCGAAGCCATGATAGCGGTCGTGATTATCACCCTTCTTCCTGAAAATCACCGACGTTCCATCCGGAAGCGTCGTCCAGTGTTTGAACATCTCAAACAGTGGATGATCCGTCTTCTGAGTCGGTCCTTCAGGAAACATATCCCAGAACATGCTCGAGGCGAACCGCGCAAGATCGAATGACGGATTCAGGGCAATGCGCGGCGCCTTTGAGTCGTAATACGGCTCGATGTTGTACTGTCCAGCTGCCTCCTCGTCTGGCTTGAACTGCGAACTCATGAAGAACCGCGGCTCCTTCATACCCGTCAGCTTCACAGAGAAGGTTGCACGATCAAAGTCGATGATCTTCATCAGGACGCCATAGGTCGGCACACGGTACGTCACGCCATGGTTGCGATAGAACAGGAATTCCTCCGTCGTCGGCACGTACATCACATTGTTGCCGTGCAGGTCATTGTGAATGAAGCCAAAGGTCCGCTGGGCGTAAGCCAGAGCAAACACAATCTGTGCAACCCAGGCAGTGTGCTTCTGTGCATCGTCCGTTGACTTCATCAGCTCGTAGAAGGTCCCCTTGCACTTTTCCATGACCGTTGTTACCACCGGCACCTCTGTGAAGGTGGCCCACGCAAACTCGTCGTCGCCTACACTCTCCTCTTCCTCCTCGTCCTCGGAGCCTTCGCTGCAGTTGCAAGAGAGGATCTCGTACACATCCTCGTCATCTGACTCTGACTCTTCACTGTGCTCGGAATCCGAAGGCAGTTCATACTCTTCCACCACGCCTTCCACGGTCGGCTCAGGAACAGTCTCCGCTGTCACATCCTCTGTGTCCAGATCGATATCCTCGCCCACCTGCACCGCCACTCGCTGTCCACGAGTATGCGTGAATCCCTCACCGCCTTCACCTCGCAGACGCAGTTCAAACGTCTTTCCGATATTGTCCACGAACCACTTGCGCTCACACAGTTCTTCATAGTCGTCAGAGATATTGACTTCGTGCTTGGACGACATGGCCGCATAGACGCCGTAGACACGAGGAAAATGAGGACACTCCGACGTCGACAGGGCTGAGGATGCCAATGCACCCACGTAGGCCGCCGTGTGGGGGCTCTGCATCTGCTCTGAATAACTCTTTGCTGTCTCTGCAGGTTTGGGGAGGCCAGGTGCAGAGTACTCACCCTTCATGGTCTTGAACGGACTCAGAATCATTGTGATCTTACGATGCACCTCAAGTGTCTGCCCCTTCGTGGTCTTGATGTGTGTCGCATCCACCACAGACTCGACTTCTTCGGGCAGCTTGATTCCATAGTCTGCCATGGACGTCAGTGTCTCCGTCTTGAACAGCTGCTCGAGCGACGGAAAAAACGGCTGGGCGTGGGTAAGGTTCCACTGCGCAGCTTGGAGCTTCGGAAGCCGATGAAGCTTCATATCAACCGCCTGAGTCCTCAAATCCTTCACCATTGTGTTCACGGCAGGGGAATGAAACATCGTAAGCAGACGCGGAACACTTTCTACCGGTCAGAGTAATGAACTTCCAGCTACGCAAGTTCGATATCAATATGCTTAAGGATCGATGTGAGATTGATTCTCGCAAGAGTCCGATGATTGTGGTGATTGGAAAGAAGGACACGGGGAAGTCGTTCTTGGTTCGCGATATCCTCTACAATACACAGCAGGACTTTCCCGTTGGAACTGTCATCTCCGGCACAGAGGTGGCCAACGAGTTCTTTCAGCATATGGTGCCTTCCAAGTTCATTCACGACAAGTACAGCCCGGACATTGTGACGAACGTCATCAA